GTGCCTGAGCGGGCTTGGAAACGAGTCCCCAAGCCTGGAGGAATTACCCTCCGAGTTTGGCCAGCACGGCTTCAGCCTGTCGTCGAGCGCTTTCGCGTGCTCCGGGACGGTTGGGATCGGCGTGACACCAATTAGGTGCACGACGAACCATCCGCCTGGAGCCGCGAGAGCGCCGGCGATTAGGCTGAGCTGTGTGCTCAGCGGCACGGGAGAGGAGAGCTACCACCTTCCGGGGGCCCGGTCGGACCCAAAGGCGACGGGCGTCTTCAAACGAAGACAACCGGGCCAATAGGCGACCGACTGGTGCCCCTGGACGGAGGTAGCCGCCGCGACGGGCAAGGGCATTCACTTTTTTGGTGAGTGCCTTGCCTACGCGGGAGGGTCGGATCTGGCCGTGTTGGACAGAAAGCGGGCAGCCTAAGCTGACCGCCCAAAGTCCACCACCGCCAGCTCTTTTCTCGACGACCTGATTGTAAGTGCCAAGGCACTCCCAACCAGGGATCGGAGAAGAGGCCGACCTCTTCCGCGTCGTGCGAACCCGTTCTGAGTGAGCCATTCCTTCCTCACATTCACGCCGAGCGTGAAAATATGAGGGAGAGTATGAACTCACCCAGCAAGAGGCTAGAGCGGTAGGTTCAAAGGACCGATAAAGTCCGGAACCTAACGCTCGTCGCCACTTGGTCGAGGCTACTGCCCCGACACGGGCCGCACGGCCGCGGCGTGGGAGGAGACCTCCGCCACCCAGGGCTCTCGACAGATAGGGAGGAATCCCAAAACTGGCGAGAGTTGCGGCCATACGTGGCCAAAGCTTCTTAACGAGGCGATGGACACGTACGTCGCGACCTGGATGTGCGGAGGCAACCGCCTCAGCTGCAGGGCCGAGTGTATACCAAGGGGGAAGGATCTTACGACCCATTCCCTTGGTAACAGAGATATCCTTCGACGGTGGCTTAATGGCCCACCGAAGAGGGATACTCCTCGACCAAGCAGCGAAGACGGCTGACGAGCGCACCATCCGAGTGCGACGCGCGGTACTACGGTACCGGATCCAGACCGTACAGGCGGGGTCCTTTGGAAGTGCTCTTTCGAGCAGTCCCAAAGGATTCCGCCGACGGCGAGGAAGGTGGACTAGCCTGAAGGGAATCCGATTACTCGGACCCCTCCAGACCTTCCACCGCGTCCCACTCGAGGTGGCGACCTCATGCATTACGAAACCTATTCGGAAGATATCTTCCGTAAAGATTCCGTAAGTGGGAGATCGGAGATGCTTTCCGGGTGAGAAGATGGCTCCACAAAGTCGAGCCAACTTCTCATACCGGTCACATCTCCGACGATCCCACCATGCAATGAGGTCGTCGCCACAGATGCGCTCGTCCTCCTCCCTTCTCCCCTCCCCATCCTGGTGTCCTCCCACGTGAGCTCGTGCCTGGTCACTCCAAAAGAAGTTGGCCAGGCATAGTACCGGCCACGTAGTGGGGAGCCCCATTAAGGCTCCCCGCTGCGTGTCGATACTCGTCCCGTCCGGATACTCTAGACGGTAGGATCCGATCGCAGCGGTGATAATCTCCTCGTGATAGATAGACTTAGTCTTACTACCACGAAGGAGACCCTTCCACAAGGCTTCAAGGAAGTCTTGATGGAAGGTATCAGTCGCTGACGTCAGGTCCGCCGAAAGGAGGATCCCGTCGGGACGGAGCCCACGGGCGAACATCCCAGTCACGGCCCCGCGGTGGTCTCCTTCCAAAACACTCCGAACCCGTCTATCCTTGGCTAAAGCCTTGGCTAGACCTGGTCGGAGTGAATGGAGGAAGGCCACCCGGGCCGCGCAGTGAGCTGTCACGATCCGAGCTTTGAAGCCCCGCTCCCGAACACCAACCACGCGTGCGTGATTGGCGCGGGGGTCGGTCTTCGAAAGCATTCGGACGCGACGCCCACTGCGCTGACTGGGTGCCGCCTCGGCGATGGAGTGTTCCACCGCCGATGGGGGGAGATGGAGGCACCCCTCGAGACTTTCTCGGAGGGCACGGGCGAAACCACCCTCCCGTCTTGAGTATTCAAGGCAGGAGCTCTCTTGCACAGGCGGTTCAGATTCGACGTCGAACTTGAGTCCGGTATTCCGGGCCCAGTCGGCGGCGTACTGTTCCGCGCTGGAGAGGAGAGCATGTGGTGTCTCACCAGCCCTCGAGAGCATCTCTCGATGAGCCTCCATCGCATCAGCCACGACGCGGTCATCCCCTTCGGGGAGGGCCCGTCCCACGTAAGACCACTGGAGTAAACACTCCGGGCTTACGTGGCCGAGGACCTGTGGAAGTCCAAAAAAGACTTTTGAGCCGATGTGCTTCGGCGAGCCGGTGAAAACCGACTCGCGGATTAAAGCACACCAGGCCTTAATTCTTTTAAGGACCTCGGACGGACCTCGGGTAACTGATGTCACCAGGATGTAGCGTGCTAGGGCCTGGCAGTGTGCGTAGCGGTTTCGGGCCCGCTTGTTGTCGAGATTAAATCTCGGCCACTTGCGGGTAGCCAAAATCGCACACACACACCGCCAGGTTTCCTTTGCGACCGTGTACCTCCGCTTAAAAACGGAGGGCGGCACGTGTCGCAAAGACTCTAGCACGCTCGTGCCGCTGAGCACGTAACCACGGGTAGACGGACGACGAAGAGGCACAGGCCCCTTCTGCCCGCGTCCGCGGCTACGCTGACGCTGGGATGATCGACCTTTAGGGCGATCATCCCGGCGGGCAAGCGCTAGTCCGCAAACTACCCAGATCTCGGTCGAAAGACCGATTTCCGCAGTGGTGTTACATCGTAGCGCCA